AATCATCTTCTCAAGGAGATGAGGGCTCTGATTGCGCGCGTTCTCAGTAATGAGGATCCGCGCATCATCCTTCCGTCTCATGGAGGCGGTTCAACCGCCTGCAAGACCGAAAATAGGGATAAGTATCACAAGCTAAGGTATTACCCCAAACTTGATGACGTATATCCCTATGATGATCTCTTCTTCTACTCTCCTACTCATCTGATCGACGAGTGGGATAAGTTGGAGAAGTCAATCGTGTCAAATCCCCAAGCACGGGTTTGTCTCGTGCCCAAGGACTCTAGAGGACCGCGGATTATCTCGTGTGAACCTTGTGAGCTTATGTTTGCTCAGCAAGGTATCATGAACTTGATGTATCGGATCCTCGAGACCCATCACTTAACCGCTGGTCAGATTAATTTTACTGATCAGTCGATCAATCGAGAGTTGGCTCGCTCGGCCAGTATGACCGGGGAGTATTCGACAATCGATCTTTCTGACGCATCCGATAGGGTGTCCCTACGACTGGTGGAACTTGTATTCCCTCCAGTTTGGGTCGAGTGTTTTAAAGCGTGTCGTTCTGACACTACACTCTTGCCAGATGGTACAGTGGTGAAGCTGCAGAAGTTCGCCCCGATGGGCAGTTCCTGCTGCTTTCCTGTTGAAGCGCTGGTCTTTTGGGCCTGCGCGGAGGCTTCGACAAAGTACATACCTGGTTTTAAATCCAGGAGTGTCTTTGTCTATGGCGATGACATCATCATCCGCACCGAAATGTTCGATGCGGTGATAGAAGGATTAACATCCGTTGGCCTTCTGGTCAATGAAAATAAATCCTACAGAGGAGGACCCTTTAGAGAATCTTGCGGGGGCGACTATCATATTGGTTATGATGTTACCCCCGTTCGGCTCAAAAAGCCTCTGTTGTCACATGGAACTGGAATCGTTGAAGCTGCTGATTTAGCGAATCTTTTTATCGCTAAATTTGGTTATCACACGGTCCACCGCGTTATTGATACAATTCAAGAAGCGATTGGATATGTGTTCCCAAGAACGCTACGCGTGCTTCCTTGCACTCTACGTAGCACCCCAACAGCGTCTAACGACTACTTTTTCGCGAAGAGGTGGAATTACCACTACCAGCGAACAGAGTATCGCGTGCGAAGTCATCACGTGCCTGTAAAAACATGGCACCCCCCGAATTGGGGGGAGCTCCATAGGATGGAGCTCACTAAACACGCTCGCAGGGAAGAGTCCAACCCACTACTACGTCCTCATGAAGATGAGGAAGAGATTGTGAGTCGGTATGAGCACCAAAGTAAAATATTGGATGCCAAACTCAACCCTGGCCAGTATGCTGATGTCCAATCAGCCCATACAAAATGGACTTGGATGTGGCTCGGTTAGCCACGACGGGGAGGTGCCGGACCTAGTTTCTTCCGGCTAACCTCAGGGGGCGCACAGACCAGGATAAATCTTGGTTTGGGTTTATCGCAG